GAAATGGAACTAGAACTCGTTTATAAATTAATCGAACTTATTGCAGAGAAGAAGAAAGAGGAAAAAGAAAAAGAGAAAAGGCGTAAAAGAAAGGGTATGTAATGGCAAGTAATGCAACATTTGAGGTCGAGATATACGGTAATACCACGAAATTCGAGAACTCACTTAAAGGCGTTAATACCGCAATGTCAGGGCTTAGAGGAGAAGCTAAAAACTTACGTGAAGCTCTAAAACTTGACCCAACAAATACCGATAAAATGGCGCAATTGCAAAAGAACTTACAAACGCAGTTGGGCTTATCACGTGACAAAGCGACAAAATTAAAGCAAGAACTTTCTAGTGTAGACAAAGGGACGTCAGAAGGTCAAAAGAAATGGCTACAACTTACCAGAGACCTAGGCACAGCAGAAACACAAGCTAATAAGCTAGAAGGCGAAATTAGGCAAGTCGAGAGTGCTATTAGTTCAGGCTCTTGGAACATTGAAGCTAAAATGGACACCAATGGTGTAAATAGCGGAATTGAGGGCATGAAGTCACGCTTTAGCGGTCTTAGAGAGATTGCTATTGGTGCATTCAGGCAAATCGGTTCAAGTGCTGTCAGTGCTGTTGGTAATGGTTTAAGAGGCTGGGTATCTGATGCAATGGACACCCAAACAGCCATGATTGCCTTGAAGAACACAATGAAGTTCAAAGGCAACGGTAAAGAGTTTGACTATGTAAGCAATTCTATGCAGAAGCTCGCTAGAGATACAAATGCAAATAGTGAAGATACTCTAAAACTTTCAACAACGTTCATTGGTTTAGGAGATAGTGCTAAAACAGCAGTTAGTAAAACAGAAGCATTAGTAAAGGCTAATCAAGCATTTGGTGGTACTGGGGAAGACCTCAAAGGTGTCGCACAGGCTTATGGTCAAATGTCGGCTTCTGGTAAAGTTACTGCTGAAAACATTGGACAATTAACTGATAACAATACTGCACTTGGCGCTTCTTTAAAAGATACTATAATGAAAATGAACCCCTCGTTACAGCAATATGGTTCATTTAATGAAGCTGTTTCGGCTGGTGCTGTTTCAATGGAGATGCTAGATAAGGCTATGCAAGAAACTGCAGACGGTTCAAGCAGTTCTACAAAAACTATAAGGGACACTTGGGCTGGCTTTAATGAAGATATGTCGCAAGCCTTACTTCCTGCACTTGAGGCTTTAACTCCTGTTATCAATGCTATAATTGATAAAATGGGTGAGTGGGGTAAAGGTGCTGGTAAAACTATAACAAGTGTTATTAAGTATTTTCAAGACTTATTTCAAAAAATGCAAGAAAGCGGAACGACCTTAGCGTTTTTAGAGGCTTGGGATAGCATAAAAAGTATATTTGGCTCTTTAGTTTCTATTATAGCGGATGTTATCGAGTCATTTCTTGGAGTAAATACAGAAACAACAAAAAACGCAACAAGTGTAAAAAACGTAGCGAAGAGTATAGCTATATTAGCTGGAAAATTGTCAGAAGTTGCGAAAAAAATAGCTGATTTTTTGAAAAAAGTTAGTGAAAGCAAAGGCGCAATGGATACCTTAAAGTCGTCTTTGGTAGCCTTAACAGCAGGGTTCGTGGCTTTTAAAATCGGAAAAGGAATAGTTACCGCTATTGGTATTTTCAAAAAGTTAAAAACAGCAATTCAAGCAGGAACAGGAATAATGAAAGCATTTAATCTTGTCGCTGCTGTTAATCCTTATGTATTGATTGCATCTGCGATTGCTGCGGTCATTGCTGGTTTGGTTTACTTCTTCACTCAAACGGAAACAGGGAAAAAGGCTTGGGCTAGTTTCGTAGACTTCTTAAAGAGTGCATGGGACGGTATAGTTTCATTCTTTAGCGGTATTGGTCAATGGTTTGCTGATATATGGAATGGAGCAGTTGACGGAGCAAAAGGTATTTGGCAAGGCTTAGTTGATTGGTTCAGCGGAGTTGTACAAGGTATTCAAAACATTTGGAGCGTAATAAAAGGGTTCTTTACTACCTTATGGACAACTGTTGTTGCTGGTATTCAAACAGCATGGGCAGGAGTTACAGGGTTCTTCACAGGGCTATGGAACAGAATAGTAAATTATGTTAAAACTGTATTTACAACTATTGCTTCTTTAGTGACAGGTGCTTATAACTGGTTCGTTAAAACTTTTCAGCCTTTAATTAGTTTTTATCAATCTCTATTTGGTTTAATTGGTTCGATAATTAACTTAGCTTTTCAACTTATCTTGGCTGTAATTCGTGGTGCTTATAAATTAGTTCTTAACGCATGGCAAGGCCTATCAGCTTGGTTTAGCGGAATATTTAATGTTGTTAAGTCAGTAGTTTCAACAGCATTTAGTGCAATTGGTAGCTTTGCTTCTAGTGCTTGGGGAGTAGTTTCATCAATATGGAGTGGAGTATCTGGGTTCTTTAGTAGAATATTCAATGCAGTCAAAAGTGTTGTATCAAGTGTATTTAGTGCTTTAGGCGGTTTTGCTAGTAACGCTTGGAACGCAATAACAGGTGTATTTAGTTCAGCTGGTTCATGGTTTGGCGGTGTATTCGATTCAGCTAAGAGAGCAGTTAGTGACAAGCTTGGGACTTTAGGAAATATTGCTAGTAACGCTTGGAACGCAATAAAAGACGCATTTAGTTCAGTTGGTTCATGGTTTAGTGGTATATTCGATTCAGCTAAGAGAGCAGTTAGTGACGCACTTGGAGCTTTAGGAAATATTGCTAAAGGAGCATGGGATTCAATTAAAAGTGCATTTAGTGGAGTTCATGACTTCTTTGCTAAGGCATTTGGAGGAGTTAAAGATTTAGTTGATAATGCTCTAGGAGGTATTTCAGGGACTTTAGATAGAATCAGTGGCGTAATTAATGGAGTTTCAAAAAAAGCCCACAAACTTTTCAAAGGTTCAATGGTAGTAGGCTTAACAGATGTTAATTTATCTTCTAGCGGTTACGGTTTAAGCACTAACAGCGTATCAAGCGACAATAGAACATATAACACGTTCAACGTACAAGGCGGTGCTGGTCAAGATGTTTCTAACTTAGCACGAGCAATCAGACGAGAATTTGAACTAGGGAGGGCTTAATGGTAAGACAGTACAAAATACACACCAATTTAGACGGAACAGATGACAAAGTTTTGGACGTCACAAATGGAAAAGTTAGATTTTACCAGCCCTCTAATTTGGGGTTACAATCAACTAATAATATTTGGCAAAGTAATGGTATCGGAGTAATGGGAACACGCTCAATTACCCAGCCTCAAATAGAATTCAAGTTGGAAACGTTTGGAGAAAGTTTAGAAGAAAACTATCAATTAATGAAAGACTTCGTAAACGATATTATTAGCAAAAAATTCGTTACACTTGAATATCAAACGGAAATTTTTCAGGTATATGCTGACTTAGCTTTATCAGAGGTCACTAAAACAGAGGGCTATGGTAAAAACGGAACTTTCAGCGAAAAGATAACTTTTGATGTAATCACAAAGTGGTATACTTACGAAAATTTAACTTTTGACAAAATACAAAATGGTAAAGTTATTGCTGGTAAGTCTAAAATTTATGGTGGAACAGCACCAGGAAGCTATAAATATGTCAAAGGGACTTCTTACACTTATTATGGCGAAACAAATATAGAGCGTTTAAGTCGTTGGGATATAAAAGATGAAATGTTTAGTTTTATGGGGATATTATATCCAAAACTTCCTAAAACACCTACTGGAGTTAGGTTTTTAGATGATATTGGAAATGAATATACTGCAATTGTATTCAAGACGGAACAGGCCCAGGATTACATTTTAATCAATACAGATGTAAATGATGAAATTTACCAAGGTTGGAACGGAACGACTTCATTAAATTTATTCCCTGTAATGGACTTTGAGCGATACAGAACACGTATAATCGAACACGGTCAAATGGAGTTAATCAACCTTACTAAGGCAGAGTTTAAAATTAAAAGAAAGGCGGACTTCGTTTAATGTTAGAAGCTAATGTTTATGATAACTTTAACCCTAACTACTATAATATATCTGATTTTAATCTTCCTAACGGTAAAAAGGACAAAAGAGGGCTACCAAGACCAAAGGCAAGATGTCAAGTTATTAACTATGAATTGTGGGAAACGGGTTATCTTTACACTTCATCGGCTACATTGACCGTTTCGGTAGAAGTTGGCGATATTGTTCAAATTCTTTTTCCTGAAGTTGTTCCAATTGAGGAGAAGCTAGGTAAAAAAAGAAACTTAAACTTAGATATGGTTTATCTTGTGACAAGCGTAGATGAAAGCAATAAAGTCACGTTAAAGAACTATTTTTGGGCAATGATTGAAAGCCTAGATGTTCCGAACGCAATAACTAAAACGACAAACTCCGCTATCATTGACTATCTAATTGACCCTAATAAAAATAATTTAATGAGTTATGGTTATTTCTTTAATTCAAGTATTTTCGCTGGGAAAGCTACAATTAACCGAAAAGCGGAAACTTCATCAGCTCATGACGTAGCCAAAAGGATATTTTCTAAGGTTCAATTTCAACCGACAACAACTATTCAACACGCTTCGTCTGAATTAGACCCTAGAAACTTATTATTCATTAACTTCGCTTCTAGGAGCTGGAATAGAAATAGAATCACGACAAGGGTAGATATTAAACAAAGTGTAGCAATGGACACGGAAACAATAGTAGAACGTTCAGCTTATAATTTTGCTGTCGTGTTCGTTAAAAGCTCAAATACAGATGACTACGCAGACCCTCCTAAAATGTATACAGCCAAAAACAACGGCGATATCATAGATTATAGCACTTATGGCGGAGATGGAACAGACTTACCAGATGTAAGGACAGCTAAAACATTATTTTATGATAGAGATGACCACGGAAATCCTCCTAATATGTCTACTATTAAGGCTGAAATTTCTCCCTCTACGATCGTCACAAGATTAATCTTTAATCAAAATGAACTATTGCCTTTGTATGTTAATGACTTAGTTGATATTTGGTACGAGGGTAAACTGTATTCAGGTTACATAGCAGACAGAGTTAAAACAGAGTTCAATGATAGACTTATTTTCGTAGAAAGTGGAGACAAGCCAAATGTTATATGAGTATGTAGCTACTTATGGCGACAAGTATAGAATAGATAGTTTTACAGGGTATAGAGAGCTTCGCAAAGACCATTTAGAGCTATTGGCTGGTAAAGTGTATTATAATAGTGAAAACTCGCTTAGAATTGAAACTACGCTATTGTACGAGGTCGGTCAATTTGTATCAATTGGGGGTTATCCGTATGGCGGTAGAAAATTTAGATTGTTAGAGCTATCAATTACTGATAACCCAGTTTTAGATAAAGCGAAGATAATTTCAAGAAAGGTTAAAAATGACAATTAAAAACTTTACATTCTTTAGTCCAAACAGTACAGAGTTTCCAGTCGGTTCTAATAATGACGCAAAGTTATATATGATGTTGACTGGAATGGACTATGGAACAATTAGGCGCAAAGACTGGTTAAACCCAATAAATACAGCTCTTAATATTCAATATGTAAACACATCAATCATTGCAGGTGGTAGGTATTTTGAACTATTAAACGAAATAGTAGCTTTAAAAGGAAATTCAGTTAATTACATTCATGCAAATATTGACTTAACTAAAACCGCTAATCCTGTTAGTTTGTCAGCCGAAACAGCAAATAATAGTAATCGTGTTGATATAAACAACGGTACTGGCGTTTTGAAAGTTTGTTTTGATATTGTTACGACTTCAGGAACTGGCGTAATAAGCACTAAACCAATTGTTCAGACTAGTATTTTTGATAGTGTCAATAGCAACAATATTTCTGTAAATGATATATCACTTAAAGGCTCACTCAATGTTCCAACTCAAAAGTGGACGGTTCAGACTACAAATGGTTTGATATTGAAATTTACTAAAAAGAATAATGATTTAGTAATTGTCGAATTCTTTGGAGAGGTAACACTTACAGCAAGTGGCAAAATTATGGGTGGAACATGGGTAGATTTTCCGTACCGCCCTTCTGTTGTTCAAAGTCTTGTTGGTCATCTTGCTGGGTCAGGTGACAGTTTCCATGTTGACATAAACCCAGATGGTAGTATTACTTGGTGGGGTCCATACGTTGGTTATGACGCTGTGACACCACGTGGTAACGCAAGTTACTTTATAAAATAACAAAATAGAAAGCAAAATAAAATGGTAACTAGAATGATTTTAATAACTATCTTAATTTTGGCGATTCTTTTCGCTACGTGGGTAAAAGATAGAGAAGCGATGAACCCACCTTTCAAACGTAGACTTGTAATTGATTTGACGGTAGTCTTCGCGCTGTGGGTTTTATATGCAGTCTTCTACTTTACACAAACACCCTCAACTTCAGATATCGCTAAAACAGTGATTAATGTAGCTTTGTTATACTTTGTAGGACAGTTTATTTATTTAATCGCAAAAATCAGTCCTATGTTTGACGGTTTGGTTAAACTTATTAAAAAGAATGGCGTAAATATTCCTGAAGCGGAAGAAGAACAAACGGAGGATAAAAAAGAATGAATATAACTAATGCTGGTGTACGTGGGTATAATCCTACTGGGGTTGTAATTCACAATGACGCTGGCTCAAACGGTGCTAACGCTGGCTTCTACAATAACTGGTTACCTAATCATAATCCTGAAAATGGCTTTGCTCATGTTTATATTGGAAATGACGGAAGATTGCAGGCTTCTGACTTCTCTAACATGGCATGGCATTGTGCTAACTCATACGGTAATGCAAATTATGCAAGTTGGGAAGTATGCCAGTCAGAGGGAGATTTAACCCAGTTCTTGAGAAATGAGCAAGCGGTGCTAGATGACGTAGCCAAGTATATGAAACAATGGGGACTAACTCCTAATCATGATACTGTGAAGCTACATCAAGAGTTATCATCTACTTCATGCCCTAGACGTTCCGTAGAAGCTCACGGTGGCAATGTAGAGAGTTGTCGCTCATACTTTATCGCAGAACTAAACAAACGCCTTACAGGACAAACTGGAGGCAATAACAACAACACAACAGAAAGCGGAGAAATTGAAATGTTCCTAATTAATTGTAAAGACACTGAAAATTGGTATGTATGTAACGGAGTTTCAGCACGACATATTAAAACAACTCGTATGCTTGGCGGTTTCCAAGGTAAATTTGGAGTAATCAAGTTACCAGAAACCATTATGTATCAAGACGAATTTGAAGCAGAGTATGGAAAAGTAGATTAATAAAAAAAGACCACCTTAATTGGTGGTTTTCTTTTGTAATTGAAGATATCCTACTTTCTATTTTTTAATTTACTATTTTACCAAGTGGCCCATGCAGTTCCGCCTGAACCTTGATATATGCTTACAGCTTTATCTAGATAAGCCTGTGGACTTAAATTAGATACTTGCCCATGAACGCTTTGATTAATCTGTAATAGTCCCCAGCACCCAATAGGGTTTTCAACATAAGGGTTTCCGCTAGATTCCTTGTAAATGACATCAATCCATTTACTAGCACTTACTCCTGTCTTACTTGCTAGGTATTCACTAGCCTGTTCAGGACTTACGCTAGACCAATCCGTTCCAACGTTGCTATTAGTTGCTGTATTTGGCACAACTTCTAAACTAACTTCTTGCTCCCTTTCGGCTTCAAGTTGTTCTCTTTCGATTCTGTCAGCTTCGGCTCGTTGTTCTTCAATTGCTTTCTCCTTAGCTTGCTTTATATGCTCATATTTTGCTTTCTCTTGCGTTTTAAACTCTTGTTCATATAATTGTGCCACAATATCATTAAAGCCCTTATCTGCCTTTTTATGAGCGAATTGAATCAGCGCTATACTTCTAGTTGTGTCATCTGTTAAAATAAAGATAATTACTCTCCTTTTTATGCTTCAGTTGCTTACCTGATTAATAGCTTCAATAATATTATTGCCAGCATTTATTAGAATTTCATCACTTACAGTTACATTCTTTCTTGAAAATAGCTCGTTCTCAATCTTCATAAAGTGCATTGCTTTAGCTAAAAATTGAGCTGATGACTCATAATATAATGTTTCTAGTTCATCATCTGAAAGCTGTGTCAAATCATCATTAGCAAAAGTTGTTAGTTTTCGCTTAATCTCTTTACCGTCTTCTTCTTCTATATAGTAACGCTTCATCTATTCATTCCTCTAATTTCAAATTTTTCAATAATATATCGTTTAGAACCAAGCTCAAAGCTGACTAGATAATTATTGAAATGGTCTTTCTTGTTCAAGTCATTCGCAATCTTTCGTGCTGTTGACCGCGAACATTTTGAACTATTTATTTTACTTGTGTATTCGTGTAAGATTATCTCATTGCCTCCCTTTGCATTTTACGCTTCAAACGTTGCTTATATAGATATTCTTTGCTTGGCTTTAAGCTATATAATAACTCATCTAGTAAGTCCATAGCCTCTCCGCCTGTTCCTGAATTATTCATCTTTTTAAGTATAAGCTCGTGCATTTCTTCATCATTGAAAAACATAGTAAGATAAGGGAATGCTACGGTATTCGGTAAGCTCAAACGTGATTTAGTTACTCTTAGGTTAGGGTATTTACCTGTTTCAGCTTTAACTTTTAACTCAAACTGTGCCATTCCGATACCTTGCTCTTTTAGTACGCTAGTAATTCTTTCATATAATTCTTCATTTGTCATTATGCTATAACCTCAATTATTTCTGTATGTTTTTTAACTTCATATCTTTGTTCTTCTGGAAGTAATTCATTCCATTTTAAAGCCTCTTTTTTATCATAAAACTTACGTGATTTAATTTCTTTTTCCAATATCCAAGATACTGTGTAGTATGTAAACTCATCTTTCATTATCCGATTACTCCTGTCTTTATGTTTAGTCTTTGCTGACTTGATAAGTGATATAAATTGCACCACTTACAGTGATAAGCTCTAACTGGTATCTTATCAGCTTTCTTTTTCCTATGCTGGGCATTTGCTATTGAATATAAAGCGCCCATTTTTGTGTATTTGCGTTTCTTACACATATTCCAACCACTCCTTAATCGTAAATAATTCAAAGCCATTTAGTTTACTTTGTTTTTCAATTTCTACTTGGTTTCTATCTAGGTCTATCAGCAGTTCAATTACAGGTCTACCGTTGTCAAGCCACCTAATGACTGTATTAGGTTTAAGTCCGAAATACTTAGCACATTGAGCCTTACAACTAAAGTGTAGCTCTTCTTCCGTTGTAGGGTTATAAGCTACTACCTTTATAGCTTTTTGCATTTCCGTTATTTAACCTCCTTTCTACAAAACAATATTATCAAAATACTTTATATTTGTCAAGAATTAACTTAGACCTCTTCAATAAATTCTAAGTATCTTTCATCAATCGCTTTTATTTCTTCTTTAGTGAACTCTGATTTGAAGTTATTTCTTTCTTCCTTGAAACCTAGGAAGAGAAACTTTTCACCTAATTCATTTTTAAACGAATTCAAATATCCTTTTTTGTTGTTCATCAATTTAACATTGTATTTTTCCATTTGTATCTCCTTAATTTCTATAAGACTATAATATCAAAAAAAGTCAATGTTGTCAAACATTAACTCTTTTTAATTATTTTATTCCTTCCCAGCGTTCAAAATCATCAGCTAGTTCTTGTATAAAGCCCATAATGTCGTCAGTAGTGTACTCTGTAAGCTCATTCTCGTTACTTAAGTTAGCTAGTTCTTTGGCATAGTCTAAGGCTTTTTTATAGTCTTTGTCGTAGCTTTCACCCTCTTTCTTGCCAGCTCTCACTAGATACTTCAATACCTGCATTGTATTCCAGCCCACAAGCTCTTCGTAGTTAAAATTATGTTTCAAGTATTCGTTAAGTTCCACACCGTATTCATTGGCATAGTGATTATTTTCTTTTAAGTTCATTTAGATGTTACCTCCAAGCCATGCAATAAGCAACGTCGCAAGCATACCTATCCAAGTGATAGCGATAAGTGTAAAGCTGACACCTGCAACTATCATTAAAGTTTTTACTGTATCTTTCATTTTGTTCTCCTTAGTTTGATTGTCTGTATTTTTCCATTACTTTAGGGTATTTACTAACAAATTGCAATTGTTCTTGATGTAAACGACTTGACCAATGAAATAGTCTATCAATTTCAGCTAAAGTACTCAACTTTTCATACATCTCTTTAATGTAAAACTCTGCGTTTCCTATTGACTTCCAATAAGCTGATGTGTTCACTGTGTTGCTAGTTTTAGCAAGTTTACTTGCGTTGATATCAGCCTTTTCTTTCTTCTTCATTAGGCTATCAATTTCTTTAAATATAATCTTTAACAATTTCACTTGATAGTTTTGCACTATTTCTTCGGTTGTCATTTTATACCTCACAAAAGTCCTTTTTTCAATAAATTGTATTCTTTTTCTGTGATTGTTTGTGGCGTTTTATGGGAAATAAGACCATTTTCACAAGCCTTTTCAGCATATACAAGGAAGTTTATTCCTTTATTTCTAGCAAGTTCCGTTAATTCAAGATATTGTTTCCAACTCATTTTAAGTCCTCTTTTCAATTTTGGTTAGTTACTGTTTTTCTTTTGCCTTAGTCCTTAACCTTATGAATCAATTTTATCAAATTGCTTTTACTTTGTCAAGAATTAACTGTTTTTAACCATAAATAACTTTTCATTTTTCCTTTTATTGCTCGTCCCACCCTGCAAACAACTACGTGCTTTGTCAAAAGAATAAACAACTTCAAAACGTTCATCTGAAATTGAATAACTTGAAATTATCACGATGTTAGTTTTAGCCATTTCAAATGCCCAGTTATAAAACTCTTGACTATCAAATGAATTGATATAACTTTTTTGTTGACTTCCTTCATAAGGAGGATCAAGATATAGAATAGCTCCAGAAACTTCGCCAAAATCGTGATAACTTTTATTCGTTGCTTTTACTTCGTCAAGTTGTTGAAGTCGTTGAAGTCGTTCAAGTTGTTGAAGGTGTTGAAGTTGTTCTAAAGTTTTATTCTTTTCTGGCTTAGCGTTAAACCAATTCCAGTCCAGTCCAGAAGTAACTTTCTTATATGTTTCTGTTTGTTTATAACCGCTAAAAACGTCATGCTTTTCAATAATTTTTTTAGCAAGATTATATTTCAAATCTGATTTTTCTTTAGAAAACATATAGGCTTTCATGCTATTTCCAAAAGAGTTAATCAGCAACTTCAAAAAGTCATCTGTTGTCTTGTTTTCTTTAGACTTAATCTCGGTAAACTCTGTACGTGAAACAATAAGGGTTTTTATCCATTCGCGGTCTTGAGAGATAACTCGTTCAAACGCGTTGGTTATATCCTTGTCTAAGTCGTTATAATGGACTTCTAAGCCATTTAAAATACATTCGGCTGTAATTGCTCCTCCACCTCCGAAGATGTCGTATATCGGCCTGTCTGTGCCAAAGTTCTGTTTGATAATTTCAATTATCTTCTTGCTTATCTTTTTCTTACTTCCTTGGTATGGTAGTCCGATTGGTTTACCTTTTCTAATTTTCTTCTCGTCTAACTTAAGCATTAAAATTCCTTGTCTTTCTAATTTGATAAAATTTATTCCAGTTTTCTATAAGCTCCAGCAACTTAGGTTCATCATATTCGGTAAACAGTTCAACCTGTGATGTAAACCAGCAGTGCAAACAGCGATCGCAACTATAACAGATATTCGTGTATCCTCTGCAAACTTTGCAAACTCCTAAACCGTCACTCGTTGGTACATCGAAGCAATGGCAATATCTTTTGTCGTTAAAGTATTTACTCATCTATTTTCTTCCTTTCGTTTTAATCAGGTCAACTAATGTAAAAAAAGCATATAGTCCAATTCCAACTAGTGCTATTATAATAACTTTACCAATTACTGATTCAACGTTCATTTGTTTAGCTCCTTTTTGTAAGGTATTTCTTTTTTATTTATCAAGCGAAAACTCACATAAACCACTAATAAAATAATTGTTATTATAAATAATGGCGGAATAAATACAGTTACAGCAAACCAAATAATAGATACTAAAGTATAAATCATGATTTTAAGTATTAGTTTACCAGCAGGAGTTTCTTGAAAAGTTATATCCTCATCTAATAATGAATCATCTTCTGTTGAATTACCGTAAAATATTTTGTCTTCATTTACTTCGTACTGGTTTCTACAATAATCACATCTACCGTTAGTAAAGTCGGAAGCCCCGCAGGTTTGGCATTCAATTAGTTCCATTGTTTTTACCTCTTTCATTTGTTTAAATCATTATATCAAAAAAACTCTAAGCTGTAAAGCCTAAAGTCTTATATGATATTATTTTTCTTTCAATTTATTCTTGAACCAAATGATTCGTTCTTTGAACCAAGCATCAACCCCTTCAGGACGTAGCCATTTACCTTGCTTTACTCCATTCTTTTCCATGAACTCAATCACTTTAGTTGGAGTTTCTGGTTCGTCCCACATATTATATTTTGCTGAATTGAATTTACTAAACATTTCAAGCGTTTCGATGTAGCTATCTTTCAAAAGTTCAGTGTCAAGCAATTCTTGGGCTTTCTCAGCACGTTTAGCAAGTCGTTCGTTAGCTTGTTCCAGTTGCTCCTTTTGTCGCTGTAAGCTCAAGTTATGGTTGATGTAAGCAATCTGCTGTGCATGTCGTCCAAGTTTACCTTGAGTGTTAAGCTCAATCAGTTTAGCCATTCCCTCGCCAAGAATTTCATCAGGAACAAAGTTATACTTGTATTTTTTATTTGTATTGCGTACATAGTTGTCAAGTGTTTGTTTGATTTTAAGTTTTTTGTGTAGTTCTCGTAGTGTTGTCAATTTAATACTCCTTCATATATTTTACCAAACTTTAAAGCGTTAATTTTCACTAAATGCTTCAAGTCTGATATAAATTGCTGTTCTTCGTCAAAGTCAAATGGAATTGATACGTTTTCCTTGATCCAAGTGAAAGCTCCGTCAAAGTCTTGTCTTAGTAAGCTCATTTTATCCACGATGTCGATAATTTGCTCTCTCTCTTCTGCTGTGTACATGAAACCAACTTTCCATTAGAAGGGTAAATCTTCCGTGTTAACTTCAATCGGTTCAGCTCCTCCAAATAAGTCTTGCTTAGCTTGTGATTGCTTGCTATTATCATTAGGGATAAACACTTTTTCAATAGTAGGGAAAACAAAGTTATAATTTACGTATTCGCCTGATTCCTTAGCTTGTACACGACCGCTGACCGTTACTGTGTCTCCTAATTGAATGAAGTCAGGCAAGAAAGCCGAACCGTACGCAACTTTTACGTTAGATCCCTTTTCTTTTTCAAATAAAGGTACTGAAATAATTTTCTTGTCGCCTTTTGCTGTGCTTACTGTTCGTGTATTCTTTTCGTTCGCTTGTGCTGTAACTGTAATGATTGCCATTTTTATTTTCCCTCTGTTGCTTTCCAAATTGTCATGATATCAAAGATTTCTTTTTTAGTCTTTGTTTTGAGTAGTTCCATGTTAGGATATCCAAGTTCTTCAGCTCGATTTAGCGCTGGTTGAATCTCTCTAAGTCGTTGTTTTTCTGCTTCAAGTTCTTTCTGCTCTTCTGTCAAGTCGGGAAGGTCTTCGCCTGAATATATGTATAGGCCAAGTCCGAACATAGCTAAATTTTTAACTAAACAACGCATAATGGTTTTATTTACATCAAACATTGAAGCTGGTTCAACAGTTTTTTCTCCGAACTTAGTCTTATAAGTATAAGATTCAAACTTCATCGCCTTGTTAGCTCCGTCCATTACAGGAAGCCACATTTCATGTGTAATATCATCAACTGTAACAGAAGTAAATGCCATAATGCCTAAAGAATTATCATATAGATATGGAACTAGTTTCCCTTTACCGTCATCAAATTTTTTAATCTCGTAAGTAGCAGTAGGACAAACTTTTTTAAATTCAGCCCAAGCCCAAGACCAAGATAGATAACTTAGAGAAGTTTTACCTGTCTTTTTTTGTTCGACTTTACTATTTACATTAATTGCATTAAGTTGTTCAAATACGCTCATTTTTTTCTCCATTTGAAGCCTCGTGAACTTTTTAGTTTTCCATTGCAACAACGGCCTATACTTCTTCTTGAAACCCCTGTTTCTTGTTCTGCTTGTGTCATTGATTCAAATTCATTTAATACATTGTCGTTTAGGTCTAATTGAATAACTTTTTTTGAACATTTTTCAGCAGCCCTTTTTGTTCTAGTGCCATGTATGTTGTTTTCTCTTACAGTACACCATTCAAGATTACTTAAATCATTGTTTGTCTTATTTTCATCAATATGATTTACACAAGGCTTTTCTTCGGGGTTGTCTATAAAGGCAGTCGCTATAATTCTGTGTAGAAGTAGCTGATTCTGTTTATTATTTTTGTATAAGCCATGCACTAAATATCCGTCTTTATCAAGCCGAGGTTTGAGTGTTCTACCGCTTTTTATATTTCTGACCTTGCCAAGATTAGACACCTCGTAATTTTCAAAACCCTCAATTTTAACAAAAGTTTCAACTTCGATCATTTTCTCCTCTTTCCACAGTGAATACATCCCCTTGCCTTGTAATTTCAATATTATATTTAAGCATTTGTAAGATGTGACCTTTTTCCCAGTAGTTCCATAAGTCGTTTATTAAACCATACAGGCACTCGTTAGGCTCTGCCCTGTACTTTGTCTCGTTCATCTCTTCAAGCTCTTTAGAGAGCTTTCTGACACCTCTAGCATAATGTTTACTTGCTTTTTCTCTGGCTTTTAAACTTCTGTAGTTGCTTTTCATAAATGAACTTTCTAATATCTTCTTTCTGCTGTTTTTCCTCTTTATCAGACCAGCCAACCTTTTGACCTTTTCGCTTGCCACTTTGATAAACTCGCCTGTTATCATCAGGAAAACCATTTTTCTCGAAGTACATTCTAGCATATTCAAAGTAATTTAAGCTGTTGATGTACTGCTGACTATCCTTTTTGTGATAATTGAGAGTTATTAATCGCCTTTCAGCTAGTGATTCAAAAGATGTTATCATATTTCTTCTTTAACGAAACCTAAAGCTAACAAGGCTTTATATTCCTCACTGCCTTCTTTAACTTCAAGAGCAGATTGTTCGGTTTTTGTTAATTGTCTAGACTGTCCAGCATAATATAATGCAGTTTCTCCGCTACTATCAGAAAAGTTATAAAACCTAAATTTAGGTTCAATTACTTCATAACCATTAATAATGGCATTTAACATTTTTTCTTTTTCATCAATAGTAAAAGGTGTCTTAACTCCGCGTTCGTAAACTTCTCCTATTCCATTTTTAAGAAAATCTCCCCAACCCCAACTAGAAATGTAATAAAATGCTCGGCTTTTATCATTAAAAGTTTTAAGAAAATCAGCTTGTTCTTGCGTTAATTTAACCATTTGTTCTCCTTTATTTCTATATATACTATTATACCAAAATTATTTATTATTGTAAAGCATTAGATGATATTTTTTCATTTATTTCTACTTTTAATTGTAACGCCCTAATCAATGCACGTTTAGAATAATCATTTTCGCAAGCTGTATGCAATTTCTTTGACTGTCTGACTAGAAATTCAGCACGACCAAGCCATACTTTGAAGAGCTCGTCATTATGCCATTCTGCTTTTACCATTTCGTCTAATGCACGATACAACCAGCCATAAACTTCTACATGTAAATTAATAGCTTTGTTTTCATAATTAATCATTTTCTATTACTTTGCCTTGCTCTTTAGCTAAGTCTAAGAAAGCCTGTGCCGATTCTTTCGTTGTTTCTATTGGAGTTTCATCCTTGACTTTTTCCACTAGTTCGCTATCAGGTTCTTTTTTAT